TTTCTGAACATCCAAATAGCAGGTGCGATCACCAGCGTTAGTACTACGTTCCAAAAAATTACTGGTGATATTTCGCCCATCATTATTCACCGCCATCTTCTTCAACAGGATCATCAAAATATACAGACCAAATATTTAGTGAACGATTGCAAAATTCTATTATTTGATCCGTGTTTAAAAATGGAGCTAATGTTTCTGGATTATACGGAGGCAGATTTAATCTGTATGTGTTTACAGAAGTTTCACCTTCCTCTACGATTGTTTTAAGAATGTTAGTCGATGACATATCATTAGCTACTGTATTAATCATTTCATACTCAATTTCATTAATTGTTATATTAGACATCGCTTTCAACTCCCATGATTCTTATCCGAACATTAGCATTAGTGCTGCTGTACAGTTTATCTCCTGCACGTACTGTTAAAAGAGTCGTGTAATCTGGATATTGACCGCTGTATGGAGGCCAAGTAGATTGCGTTGCATAAGTACCGTTAGTGCTATTAGTAACCGAACCTCCACCTGTAACAATATACCCAGCGTCAACACTTCCACCTGCCGCATTCCAAAAATGCCCAGTAAAAACCCTTCCTTCAGGAACGGTGTAAAGTAACGTTGCTGCCGTTCCATAATGTTGAAGTGCTATTGTTTTATCAGCTTGAGGTGTTGTTGTAGTAGTAGTTGTAGTAGTTGCAGGAGTTGCTATTTGTGTTAGTGCCATGATTAGCTCCGATCTTCTTTTATAGCTGTAGCCCTCACTTGTAAGGATGGGGCTTTTGTATATGTCCTAGCATTTGTTTCGGTTGTTGTTGGTGTTCTTACAAAAACATTATGCGCTGGCATATTTGATCCCCCCGCGCCCGGAAAATCTAATGCGTTGTTGCCAGAATCTTTAAATTGCGCCCAAGTTATTACGGCAGAAACTGCATGAGTTTTTAAATTCCAAGCAATAATTGGCCCTTCACCAGCCTCATTGGCCGCTACATTTGTAAAATATAAAATGTCTTGATCTAGCCAAAATTCAGACTCTGTTCCCCATTCTGCGGCTGATCCTGTTCCTGATTTGAAGTTACTACATTGCACATAACCAGTTATACTATTGAGTTCTGAAAAAATTGATGAGCTTGCTTTCCATCCAAGTGTGCTGGATAATTCTGCTTCACTAAGAGCATAAGCCATGTTGGAAGTGGTGTTATTGCTAGTTTGCGATAAATTTTCAGTATCCGCGATCATAAAAAATAATCGGTTACCTGTGTTAGTAGTGTCTCCATTTTGAAAAATCAAAACACGCTTCGTTGTGCTAGAGGCAGTGGTTCCAATGTACCAGTTATTGGTACTGGCACTAGATGAGTAACTATTCATTATGTAAGGAACACTTGCACGATTACTATTTGGGCCTGACGATGTATTAGAAGTCCAATTGTAATTTCCAAGTTGATAGAAATTTGTAGTAGGAGGTACGCTACTTAATGCTGTGCCAGATGTATCATCGTAATCTGGTAACTCATACCAATATAATCCCTTATCATATCTGGGGGATATTAAAATATTTCTTTTTCCATTATCTGTAAAATAGCTAAGACTTTGTTTGGGATAAGATGAGTTGTTTTGAGGAAGACCCATTTGTGTCCCAGCGGCATTTTTTAAGGTTACAGTGCCATGTTCTTCTGTAGCAGGATTTCTAGCCGACTCACCCTTTAAATCGTGAAACCGCAAAGTATTTGTATCTTTGATGTTATAAACAAATCGTCCATCTGTAGTGTAAGGGTAATAACTATGACCACCAGCAAAATAATTTGCAAATGGAGAGTAACCACCTACGTAAAGAACATGAGATGAGTTACCGTCATTTTTAATCATCACGGCCCTACCTGTGTTTGTGTGAGTGTTAAATGCAAAAAATCTTTTTTGACCCCATGCCCCACCTCCTGCCAATGCGTTTGCATAATGAGAACCAAAGCTAGTTTGTGTGTTTGGTGAAGGAGTTAAAGCAGTTTCGCTTTGATTATCTACCGTTGGAGTTATGCCCTCAACGGTAGTTGCGTTCGTAGATGATACATAAGATGTTTGACTTTGAACAATGTCTTTAAAGGCAATTGCTTGTGCTGGAACACGAATGGAAAAAGTAGAACTGGCATCCATAATTTCGGAGCCACTAGCTCCCTCAACAGTAGCACTTGCGATTGTTCCAAGGTCTGTAAATTTGCTAGGGCTTGCTGAAAAGTCTGACGTTAAACCAATACTAGCCGTTGCACTAACTTTACCAATTGATGCTGCGCTTTGGTTGGATTGTATGTCCTTAATGACATAAGCTGTATTTGAATCGGTTGTAAAATTAAATGTTGTTCCACTAGTAATTTCAGTAGTGGTAAATTTTTTATTAAATAACTCTTTGATCTGGTCTGCCATATTTCTCTCCTAACTAAATTTCATAACTGTTGCCACACCTGTAGGGGTTGCAATCGAACTTTTATCTACAAAAGTTGGTGCAGATGATCCATTTGATTGTAACACCTGACCTGCTGTACCAACGCTAGTAAAAGCACTGGCTCCTGATCCTGATTGATAACTTATTGTTCCTGCTGAACCACCAGCTAAATGTGTAGCTGTAGTAGCTGTAGTTGCAGAGTTTACACTATTAGCCCATGCAGGAACACCTCCTGATACTACTAATGCCTGATTTGCAGAACCTATTCCTAAAAATGCAGTTGTATTGGCTCCTGTATTATATGGAATACCTCCTGTAGCACCGCCTTCAATATGAGCAGATCTTGTAGACTTTAATTGTCTTTTAGCTGCTACAGGAACAAATGATGTACCGTTAAATCCTAATACGTGCTGATCTACTACATCTACTCTACCACCCATACCACTATGGTTTGAACAGTAATAATATAATAAGTCTGGTGCATCTGATGCAACTGCAATAGTTACAGTAGCATTTGCTTGTCCTGCTGTACCACTTACAGTAACTCCAGTAGTATACGCTGCACCACTATTATGCGTACCATCTGAAGTTGTTGAAAATTGTAATGGATGACCACTGACAGAGTTATCAGCTACATTAAATACGTAAGTAGATCCTCTAGCCAAACTAATTGTAGCCTGACTCGTTCCATCTATTACAAACTTACCACCTGCTACTGTTACTACTTTATTTAATTTAACATCTGTTTCAGCAACCGTTCTGGCTAAGTTATTATCTGAAATATCTCTGGCTAATGTCATAGTTTATTCCTCTGGTTTTGTAGGGAAATCTACATTAGGCCAGTCTTCATGGGCTGGTAGATCCCTTAATGCCTGTCTATATGTTGTCATAGCATCCGACATTGTTACATCTGACAATGCGTAAAAATCAGTGTCTTGCAACATAGCATTTCGATATTGACGTTGATGAACTTCAAAAGCATCGCTCATGTTATTTCATCCATCTCTTCAACTTCAAAGACAAACTCATTTACAATGTTATGTGTGCCTCCATTTGTTTGCATAGTTGTTAAAACTCTAATACTTGCACCTGATGGAACAATTACATTTTTGTGCATTCTAACGAGGGGCATCCAACTAGTTTCATATGGTTGATTATACGAATTAACTTCTTGATAATTGTTGCCTCCGCTACCCCAATTGTTTGGTAATTGACCATTTTGTGCAGCAGTTAAATCTCTGGGTACTGGCATATTATTGTTATTATCTTGCCATCTTTCGCTAGTATAACCAGACGTTACATTATTTGGGGTATTGGAAAAATTCCAAGGGGCAGATATAAATATAACATTTTCATTCGCAGAGTTGTTACTCCAAGTATTATGATGCCATCCAAATTGTTTAAATTCTGTACTAGCAGAATAATTAACAAAATAAGCAACATTCCATTGACTTAAATTTGCGTCATGTCTATCAGATTTAACATAGGAAGAACTGAAATTTACTTTAGCCATTCTACCTGCTGGGGCGGTATATGGGGTATACGCATAATGAATATTACTTGTTTGACCAGAAGAAAGGCTATAAGTATTGGTGTTTCTTACTATTTTAGTAATAGGTGAATTAATTTGTAATGATCTTCCCATAATTTACTCCTCAAATCCGTAAGCACAAGCAGATATGTTTGCCGTGTCTGTTCTTACTACAAGCTGTTTAGTTGCTTGCATGACTATACCTGTTCTTTCTAAAACTGCTTTTGGTGGTAATGTTGTTTCGTATTCAATGAACTCAGCATTTCCTATTGAGCCAGAAGCACAAAGCCCAACCCGAATAGATGCGCTTGATGAACTTCTGTTAACAAGCGATAGCGTTAAAGATGCCGTTTTAGAACCTGGTACAGTATAAATACTAGTGTCCGTATTTGCGTTTGTTATGTCAGTTTGACCTAAAATTCCTGATGCCATTTTTTATCTCCTTACATCGCGCCAAAAAAGTATGCTTTTCCATTAGATGTTCCACCTGCTGCTGCATCTGCCCAAGTAGGAACCCCTCCTGCTACTGTTAATACTTGACCAGCAGAACCAATTGCTCTAAAAGTCGTTACATTACTTCCTGTTTGATAAGGAATTGAGCCGTTTGCACCAGCAGAAATATTTGCAATATGTCCTGTTACAACTGGTATATTTGCACCACCTATTTGCGGAGTACCACTAAAATTTGGTGAGGCTAATGGAGCCTTTGTATTTAATTGTGTTTGTATTGCACTGGTAACACCAGTTACATGATTTAATTCTGCTGTACTAGCTGTAGCACCTTCTAGTTTATTTATTTCTGCACCAGAAGCAGTAACTACAGTACCTGCATAATTTAATCCATCAGTAGGTATTGTTACTGTACCAGTAAATGTTGGATTAGCTGTAGGTGATGCTCCTATATTAGCTCTAGCAGTAGATGCTGTACCTGTTAGTTCAGATAAGTTATTTGCTATACGTGTGTATCTAGCATCTGATTGTGTTTGCGTATAATGATTAGCTGCTTGAAATGCACCATATGCAACTATATCTACAACATCATTTAGATTAGCACCTGATGTAAGCACGATGTTACTAACATTGTTATCTGTAAAATCAGTACCTGTACGTAGCTTCAGTCCATTTAAATATACGTCTACAAATCCAACATCGTGTGATATTGCAAATGTAGTTTGGTTTGCTGTAGCTACATATACCTGTCTGCTACTAGTTCCATTAACAGCAGATCCTGTTACAACAAAACTAGAACCATCAAATACGAACATATTTCCAGCCGTTGTATCAAAATATAATGCACCTGTCTGAAGTGCATCACCATCGTTGTCCGTTGAGGGTGCGCTAGACTTTGCTCCTAGATATACATCATCAAAGCTATCGAAACTGTTGGCTGCTGCTGTTGCAGATGCGGCCGCACTATTTTTATGTGTTTCAGCAGTGTCTCGAAATCCTTCTGCTTCATTTCTATAACCAAGAGCTTGAGCTGCGCTAGTGGCTGCTGCTGTATTAGAACCCATACTAGTATCAACATATGCTTTTGTGGCCGCATGAAGGTTATTTGTTGGCGCTCCTGATAAAGTTAAATCACCTGTTAATGTACCACCAGCTAAAGGAAGCATAGTATCCGCATACGCTTTATTTGCTGCATCTGTATTTGCTGATGGGGTGGGTAATCCAGTAACTTTAGAACTACCTGACATGGTAATATTACCAGTCATTGTACCACCAGCTAAAGGTAGTTTTTGTGCTATACTGGTTGTTAAAGTACCTGAAAGATCAGCATCATCATTTAATGAATTTGCTATTTCATTTAAAGTATTTAAAGCTGCTGGCGCTCCATCAATTAAACTAACTATTTCGTCATCAACATATTTTTTTGTTGCTGCATCTAGATCAGATGATGGGGCAGTTAAGTTAGTAATAGTTGCTGCTGAACCAGCATTCATATTTAAACCGCCGTTAATAATAACATCATTAAATGTACTACTTCCACTATTAGCAGTAACATTACCTGTTACATCACCAGTTAAGTTACCACCTACGTTTCCTGTTACATTACCAGTTACGTTACCAGTTATATTGCCAGCAAAGTTAGTAGTTGCTGTTACTACAGTGCCTGTTACTGCACTTGCAGAAGCATTACCTATAACTGTGCCGTCTATATTACCACCATTGATATCTACATTACTACCAAGAGCAAGTGTACCTGAAGCTGAGTTTATACCAGCAATATCTAAAGTACCAGTGACAGTAAGATTAACTAAATTAGTTGAACCTTTTGAGTGTATGTTTTTAAATGCTTTACTACCACTACCTAAATCTACATCATTATCAGCAGTAGGTTCTATTATCTGATGCTTTATGGATACTTGCTTTTCAGCAGCACTACTTTGTTCTACATAAAATTCTAACTCATTATTGTTGGAATCTATTAATACTTTATTTCTTTGATCAGCATCAGCTACACGATCTATGGGTGGGCCTTCTGCTGTTGTTCCATCATGTTTATGCCCAGTAGATTCGTCAAATGCATTTAGAAGTTGATTGTATTCTGCATTTAAGGGGGAAGCTGATATAACTTCTCCACTAATTATTTGGGCTGAAGATTGTCTGGTATATCCTGCCATTATCTATATCCTGCATCTTGATAAGTAATCGAGAACCCACTGATACTGTAGGGAGCTTGGGTTCCTGTAGATGTTATAATTAACGATATTGCTCTCCCTGATCCTTGAACATTGGTTTCTAGTACAGGACTAGACGAACCATCAAATGTAAACGTAGAGTTATAAGTACTGTTAGTTGTTGTATATCTTGATAAAGCACCTGCTGTAGTTAAAGAATATGTACTAGGGTCTGGTGTATTTGGATCATCCCAGTTATAGGCTATACCTAAATTGATACTTGATGATCCTTCTGGTCTAGTAAATAAGGATATATGTTGATATACTTTGCGTTTTTCGGTAGAGTCGAAATATAAAAAGGGAGTTGCATAAACTGCTGTAACCATCCCACTATTAAAAGTATTCCCAACTTCCTGCTTAAATATCTCCCCATTTAAATCCCCATGTACAATAGTCTCTATGTTATTTATTAGACCACTCGTAGCTACAAAAGAACGTATTCCTAGTAGCTCTCCAAATTCCCATCCTACTCTTCTATCAGCAAATCTTAATCCTCCGATAATTCCTGGTGTATCTGAGGCTGCTGTAGTATTCTTAGGAAAGAAGTAACGAAACTGAGATTTATTTCTAATGACCACGGAAGACATATTCGCTAGGTCATGTGTATCAGGCAGTGATTGCAGCAACTGTTGTACAGGTTTAGATACAGTCTCAAGTTCAATATCACCAATTCTAGCAGTACCTTGTATGGGGCGAATACCATCAGATGCTAAAAATAATACATCACCACCTAATTCTATAATACTATCTGTAGCAATACAACCAATATTATTTGTTACTTCTTGTTGAGCAAATGTAGTAGTAGCATCTGAAACAACTTTTTTTATTTTATCCTTACCAAAAACAAATAAACCATCTCTAAACTTAGCCATTCCTGTTATATCAAAACCTACAGAAAATGTAGCTGCATTTAAATTTGTAAATGTTTTAGCATCACTTGCATCACTAAAAATCATTCTATCTGGGTTAGCAGAAAAACCTGCATAGAATTGTCGATTTCTAAAATCTGTTGTTATACTTGCAGTAGCTGTACTAGAAGAATTAGGTAATTGAGTTATATTTCCTGATCCATTATATATAGCAGGAAGATTTTTACCATCTACAATTACAACTTCATGTACACCACCAAATGTATGTATACTCGTTCTTAACTTTTTAACTAGGGCGTTATTTAATGTGGTTGCAGATCCACTTGAATCTACTGCTGATAAAGCTGCCCATCCACTAGTTTGATACTTATATATAGTATAATTAATACTGTAAGCACCTGTAACTGAACCACCACCACCTGTAGCACTTGAAGATGCTGTAGAAGTAAACCCTACTTCATAAGTATTGGCATTTGGTACACCAGTAACTTCCATCTCTACGTTGTTAGGTGTTATACCACCTACTGCTGAAGCACCTGTAAATGTAACAAAGTTACCTACTGCTAATCCATGATTACTATGTGCAACTGATATTGTAGCACTTCCTGATGAAACTGTCAAGGGATTAGTACTTAATGTTGGTGTTGTATCAGCAGAATTTCTTCTAGCGGCATATAATATATCTTTTAATATAAATACACCTAGTACTGGGCCTTTCCCTGCTATACTTGGATGATTTGAATCAAATGGTACATAACCACTAACTCTTCTATATCCTCCAAATTGAGAAATTTCCATATTTAACATACGTATTGCAGAACCAGGATTTGATCCAGCTAGGGATAAAGCATCTTCATTCGTAAACAGCCCACCTCTACATAAGACTGTTACATCCCTTAAAGCGTCTGCCATTACGCATTACCGTGTGGTACATTTATTAATCTACTTACGCGAGTATCTCTGACATCTATAAATCTATTTATAAGTAGAGTACGCATACGCTCAATACCTTCATCAAACTTTTGTTTAGCTATAGCAGATTGTTGAGCATTATCTCTAAACATATAACAATGATATAAAGCACCATCAATAACTACGTGTTTAAACGCATCAGGAACAGACATAATATCTGTAAAATTAACTAAGTCAGCCGAATATGAAAAGTAGTTATAAGACAAACTATATGTTTTATCTGGTCTTGGTGTAAAACCTGCTTTATTATCTAGCGTTCTATAAACATATACAGGTTGATCATAATCACCTGAATCAGCTTCATTATCTCTTTCAAAGAATCTTTTTAGAAAGGTATCATAGTTTATTAATCGTAGCTTTCTAGCAGATATATTATTACCTGTATCAGAATTTATTCTAAACGAATCCCAATCAGCCACTTTAAAATTAGTCGCTAATGAATACTCTTGTGTACCTGCGGCTAATGTTAAAGAACCTAAATTAAAATTAAATGGAAACTCAAATTCTTTTTGTGATATTTCTTGTAATGAAGCATTAACAGCATCTTTAGCTTGCGCTCTAAACCCTGTAGCATTTGGAAAATCGGTTGACGATAGTTCAACTTCATTCAAACGTCTTAATGTATCATTAACAAGAGTAAGAAAATTGGTTGCCATATTATATCCTAAAATAAGATAGAGGGGTAGCCTAAATTAATAAACTACCCCAAAATCAATTATGCTAGTGCATCTCTTGCAGCAGATGCTGCGCTTGCACTTTTATCAGCAATATCAACAACAACTGCATACACACGAATTTTACCAGCAGTGCAGTCACTAGATCCTGCAATTACTTTAACATCGATTGTATCAGCAGCCGTAACTAAAGCTGAAAAGGTTCCTAATGCAGCACCATTAGTACCTTTTGCTGGATAAGCAAGTGCATTAGTAGGCCCACCGTCAATGATAGTATCACCTGCGTTTGTTCCTACATCTACAGTTACTGAAGTTCCAGTAAAGACTGTTAGAATTTCAGCACCAGCAGAAAGTATAACGCTGTTTGCTGGAACTTCTAACAACTGAAATACGTCTGCGGCTCCAACTGTGCCACCAGCAGCAATAAATTCAGCAATGTCTAGGGTTGCTTCCATGCTGTATGCAATCTTATCAGAAGAATTGTGAGCAGCAATAGAAGAAGTGCTTACACCTGCCGTAGCGGAGGTTGTCATATCAAAAGTAGCCATGATTTATTCTCCTTTACGAATACAAGTTATATTTTGCACGAACAAGAGCTTCAGGACGAAGGATCTTGCGACCATACAAATGCATACCACGAACAAT